AGGAACATTCACTAGAGATAAATTTACCATAGATTTCAAACAATCAAGTTTAACCTTTGGAAAAGGATCAAGAATAAATGATGTGATTGAAACTGTGATTTTGTTGTCCGAGTATGGAATAAATTTAACAAAAAGAAATACAAAAGGATCAAGTCCAGGACGCACACCTTGGTTTAGAATTGTGCCACAAAGTTTTGTATTGAATAATAGTGATATTGCTAAAATTTCTAAAGATCATCCTAGATTGAACGTGTATAATGTAATACCTTTTGAAGTTATGACAAGTATTCTGCAGGATCCATCTCAATTCACAGATGGTTTGCGTGAGATCCGAGAATCAATTGTTAAATCTTACAAATACATCTACACAGGTGTGAACCATGATGTGTTAAATTTTGATATCCAATACAATTTTTCATTCTATCAAACATATTCAGAAAAACCAAATAAAACTTCCAACACGTCAGCGACGGGAGAAGGAACAAGTGCTGAAAAAGGTTCAAAGATTACGCCCACTACAAAATATAAAATTGTTGGAGGCAACAGGGAAGAATTAACAAGTCCTTCAATACAAAAACAAGATCCTACATTCTCAGGCGCAGAAGGCACACAGGACGAATCACCAGAATTAAAACTTGCCAGAGATTACAATCAAAAAATTATAAATGCGGCACGTGACTTGATTAATGTTGAATTAGAAATCGTAGGAGATCCTTATTTTATTCCAAACAGTGGAATGAGTAATTATATTAATCTTGGTGAATATTCAGGAAGTGGAATTAGTGGAACAAACAAGCAATTGAATCCAGATGGAGATATGAGATCAGTTGAAGGACACGTTGTAGTAGAACTGGATTTTAGAACACCAGTAGACATTGGACCAAACGGTGACATGGTATTACCGCAAGGAGGTACATATGTTGATGGAATAGGAGAAACAAGACGCTTGGGAGAATTCAGTGGTTTGTTTTTAGTTACAAAAATTAGAAGTTCGTTTATGCAGAATCAATTCAAACAAGTTTTAGAATTAAGAAGAGCAGTAGCCATTGATGCGAAAGATGGTGTTGTCAAAGAAAAACTTTTACAAGAAGCAGGTGAAGGTGAACAAGCACAAAAAAATGAGAAAAAATAATGCCACTAGATAAACGTAAATCATTTAAATTAGATCCGAAAAAAGAACGTGGACCATTTGAAGCCATCGTGCGGAATGTTTTGGATCCTAAATTTAGTGGAGCAATAGAAGTTGAATTGGTTCGTACATTATCTTCTGGAGTAAGTGAACCAACAGGACAAGTGGTCACAGCAAAATATCTACATCCTTTCTATGGCACAACATTTGTGGGCGGCTTAAACAAAAATGATGACCACAGAGACAGTCAACAAAGTTATGGAATGTGGTTTGTTCCACCTGACATAGGTAACAGAGTGATGATTGTTTTTGTAGAAGGTAACATCAATAAAGCATATTGGATTGGCTGTATGCCACAGGCTTTAATGAATATGATGGTGCCAGGTTCAACACCAGCCACAACAAACACTGATACAGAAGATCCAGCATTAATAGGAAAAAAATTACCAGTTGGTGAACACAATAAAGCCAAAGCAGGTGTAGAGACAAATACGCAATACAATTCTAACAAACCTTTACAGTTTCCTAAACCAATTAACAAATTGTTTAAGGCAGTTTTGGAAAGCCAAGGCTTACTGGAAGATGAAACAAGAGGACTTACAACATCAAGTGCAAGACGTGAAGTCCCTTCAAGTGTGTTTGGAATTAACACACCAGGACCAATTGATAAAGTTTATGCTAATAACCAACCTGTAAGATATGCTAGACTTGGCGGCACCACTCTAGTAATGGATGATGGTGATGACAAATTTATAAGAAAAGCATCTGCAAAAACTGGACCTTTAGAATACATTGATGTTGAAACAAGTGAGTCAGTAACTGAAGGTGAGAAAAATACACCACACAATGAATTGTTTAGAATTAGAACACGTACAGGACATCAAATATTATTGCACAATTCTGAAGACCTAGTGTACATTGCCAACGCAAATGGAACAGCATGGATTGAAATGACTGCTAATGGCAAGATTGATTTCTTTGCAGAAGACAGTGTAAGTGTTCACAGTAAAGGAGATTTCAATTTTAAAACTGATAGAGATTTTAATTTACAAGCAGGTAGAGATATAAATTTAAAAAGTGCCACAGTAAACCAAGAATCAACAACTCATAATATTCTTGTGTCTGATGCACAAACAGTAGAAGTTACAGGACAACAAACAATTACTACAGGCAATACTAATCATTATGCTGGTGGTAATATAAATTTAGACGTTGGTGGTTTAGTGAACATAGCCAATGGCATTGCTGTCGCAACGCCGGTGTCGCCTTTAGCGACTTGGAGCCTTCCAGGCGAAACTGACCCGACCATTATGAAACGTGTGCCACAGCATGAGCCTTGGAGTCATCATGAAAACTATGATCCAATGGCAGTTGCATTGGCTAAAACAGACAGAAGTGAACAGGAAGATATTGTAGTTGCAGAACCAATCAATATTCCAGACACATTTAAAAATGCGAGGACATAATGCCAGAAACAAGTAGAGAAGGTGATTCATTATCCACAGGACACGGTTGCGTAGGATCAACAGTATTAGATACTCCTGGACAATCCAAAGTTTATGTGCAAAACAAATTAGTGGCTAGAGTGGGCGATCCAACAGTAGCACATCCTAATCCACCTAATCCACCTTGTCCTGATCACGTGGCAAATGTTAATGCTGGTAGTTCAAAGGTAATTGTAGTAAATTCACCAGTTGCAAGAGTAGGTGATAGTGCTGATGCAGGTGCAATGACATCAGGATCAGGGAAAGTTATAATAGGGGGTTAAAAATAAAGTAAATATTGTTATGGCAGAGAAAAAATTATATAAAGAAGTTACAGTAGCAGGCGGTAAGTTTAGGACACAACCACCAACACAAAAAACTTACAGAGGCATAAGCACTGTTAATCCAGATAACACATCTTTCAGTCTATTTGATGTTGGATTAATTAAACAGGATATTTTGAATCATTTTCACATAAGCCAAGGAGAAAGACTTGAAAATCCAGAGTTTGGTACAATCATATGGGACGTGCTGTTTGACCCGTTAACTGCTGACCTTGAAAATGCAATTAAAGAAGATGTTGATAGAATTATAGCAAGTGATCCTAGAGTTAGAGCAGATTCAGTGCTTATTACTCCATTCGAATCAGGTATTCAAATAGAAATGGAACTGACATACGTGAAATATAACATATCTGAAAAGATGAGATTAACTTTTGACCAAAACAACGGATTACTAAATTAAATGCGTAGTTTATGTGATACAATAAATAATGATATAATTTAAGGAAACCATGGCATCCACAGATAGACAAAACAGATTATTACTTGCAGAAGATTGGAAAAGGATTTATCAATCCTATAAAAATGCTGAATTCCAAAGTTATGATTTTGATACTATTCGTAGAACAATGGTTCAGTACATTAGAACAAACTATCCAGAAGATTTCAATGACTATATAGAATCTTCAGAATATCTTGCACTAATTGATTTAATAGCATTTTTAGGACAAAACGTTTCATTCAGAATAGATTTAAATGCACGAGAAAATTTTATTGATCTTGCAGATAGAAGAGAAAGTGTTTTAAGATTAGCAAGACTTATCAGTTACAATGTAACTAGAAATCAATGTGCTAATGGCGTAATGAAAGTCATAGGAGTTTCTACAACAGAAAATATTACTGACAGTAACAACTTAAATTTGTCTAGACAAACTGTTACTTGGAATGACTCAGGTAATAATAACTGGTACGAACAATTTATAAAAGTAATTAATTCTGGTTTAGGTGAGAATGAAAAATTTGGAAAACCAGTGAAGAAAGATTCAATAGATGGAATACCAACTGCACAATATAGATTTAATTCACAGAGTGCAGATGCTCCTGTATATTCTTTTTCTAAAATTGTAGATGGACAAAATTTAGACTTTGAAGTTGTTTCAACTACATTTAATAACGGCAACGTTGTAGAAGAAAGTCCTCAAGTTGGAAATCCTTTTAGTTTTCTTCATAGAGATGATGGCAAAGGCAATTCTAGTAATAACACTGGATTCTTTTTACAATTTAGACAAGGTGTACTAGACCAAGGAGATTTTTCTATAACAACACCTTCTGCAAACCAATCAGTGTCAGTAGATTCATCAAACATTAATAATACAGATGTTTGGTTATACAGTCTAGACGAAAATGGTTTAGAAGCAGAAGAATGGACAAAAGTAGATTCTACTATTGGTAATAATGTTATCTTTAATTCAACTGCAAAAGGAATCAAAAATATTTACACAGTATTAAGTAAAACAAATGATTCTATAGCATTAAAATTTGCAGATGGTTTATTTGGAAATCTACCGCAAGGTAATTTTAGAGTTTATTACAGAACAAGTGCTAACCAACCTATTAGAATTGTACCTGAGGATATGCAGAATGTACAGGTAGATATAGATTATGTTTCAGAAAATAATCAATTAGAAACTCTTACATTAACTTTAGGTTTACAATACACAGTTGACAATGCAACATCATCTGAAACAAATGAAAATGTTAAAACTAATGCTCCAGCAACATACTACACACAAAATAGAATGGTTACTGCTGAAGATTACAATGTTGCTCCATTGGCTACTAATCAAGAGATCATTAAAGTAAAAGCATTGAATAGAACAGCAAGTGGTATTTCAAGATACTTTGATTTGATAGATGCAACAGGAAAATACAGTAACACAAATCTATTTGGAAATGACGGTGCAATTTACAAAGAAGAAATTGAAACTGTTGACACATTTGATTTTACAACGCAAACTGATATTGAAGCAGTAATATCTAACACAATAGAACCAAAATTATCAAACAAACAAGTTAGAAATTATTATCTAGAAAAATTTCCAAAAATATTATTAACAGATTTAAATCCAACATGGACACAAACTACAAAAGATACAAATAGTTCAACTGGTAAATTGCAAGATATTGCTTCTGCTGTTGATTATCAAGTTGGAACATATACAGCAAGTCAATTGAAATACATTGAACCAGGTGCAATGGTAAAATTTGAAGCACCTGCTGGAAAACATTTTATGGCAGACGGCACATTAATGAGTGGCGCGGCTGACCACGTAGGTTCTAAAACATTTATTTGGACTGCGGTAATCAGTGTGTTCAACGATGGTGCAACTGCTCCAACAACAGGCGAAGGTCCTATACAGTTTAATGACGTGGTACCAAGTGGTGCTATTGCAACACAAATACTACCTAAATTTGCAAAACAATTATCAAGTGATATAAAAACTTTAATAATTGACCAAACTTTTGCATACAATAATTTTGGTTTAAGATTTGATGTAGCGACAAGATCATGGCAATTAATAGATGAAAATAATTTAAATGTGTTTGGTGATTTCAGCACAGGTAAGACTGGTGACACAACAAATCAACAATTAGATTCAAGTTGGATTTTACGTTTTACAAATAACGGCGAAACATATACTATCACAACAAGAGTATTGCGATATGTGTTTGAAAGCAAAAAAGAAGTAAGATTTTATTACGATAGTGTAGACAGAAACTTCAACATAGTAACTGGAAAAACAGTGCAAGATAAAATTTCAGTGTTATCATTTAACACTAAACCTGATTCTGTTGATGCATTTACTAACGATATAGATTTCAGTGTAGCAACTGAATTTAGAACAGCACAAGGATATATAGATAGTTCAAAATTAGAATTAACGCATTTTGATTCTGATCAAGATGGCATTGTAGATAATCCTGATGCATTTAATAATGTTGTTGAGCCTACAACTAACGCAACATCAAAATATGTTTTTCAAAAATTAATAGATGGACAAAATGGTACGCAGAGATATGCTTATGTTGATGCAACAGATGAAAAAATCTATGTACGACAAAGTTCTG